AGTTGTCAAACTTACCGTTGGGTTAGTATTACATTTAATACCTGTACCTGGTAAAGTAACATTATACACAAAAGGTGCTGAAGAACCATCTGGTGTTCCCCAAACTGCTAAAGAAGTTCCATTATCTTCTAAATCTATAGATCCTGCTCCTGCTGTACAGTTTGCAGAAAAACCTAAAATTCTTGCTGGTCCCGAAAAAATTACTTGGTTAGCCGCCGTACTTGTTATTCGTTTAGCTTTTATATCTACTGGATATGTACTCATAATTATTTTTCTCCTTAATTTAGTGCTCCCGAAGGAGCACTATTAATTAGTTATTACGCCCAAACACCTTGGATGTTCATCACAGTCCAAGCCGTTCCACCAGCATTACCAGAAACAGTTACAAAGTCACCTACTTTAGAAGTAGATTTTGTATTTGTTAAAGTAATTTGGTTAGTAACACCTTTGTAGATAATGTATTCACCAGCTGCGCCAGTAACTACCATTCCACTACCACCGTCAGAAGCAGTGTTTACAAAAGTAAACGTAGAGCCTTCATTAGATGCTACTGCAGGTAATGTAAAAGTTACTCCATCAGTATTACAAGTAAAAGTTTTTCCACTGTCACCAATTACTACTGAGTAACTTGCTGCTTTGTCTTCTAGATTGTATCCAGTTAAACCGGCTTCGTTGTATTTACCTTGTATAACGGGTCCTCTAAATCGTGTTGTTGCCATTTTATAATCCTCCTAGATTATTGAATACTGTCTTCTAGGTCGTCGACTATACGCGTCAGTATTCTAGTTAATTATTGTATAGTAGTTAGTTTATATCGTAGATTTGAGTAGAGCGCAAGAGGGCTCTGTATATGTTGTGATTTTTAAAAGTAGCGTTTAAGTAGCTACTGAAACTGTTGGTGCAGACAGTTCTATATTATTTTGTCTATCTGCTATTTTGGCCTCTTCGAGTTTTATCTCGGTGATGACTTCTTTGATCTTTTTATCGATCTCCACCATATTGAGAGTATATTTGCCAAACTGCTCATACTCCAGATGCCACCTCAACTCCAAGGACCTTTTTTGTTTGTACAGGTCTTGTACCATCAACAACCTCCTCATAGGTTATTCTTTTAATCTTGGGATCCATCATTTCTCCAAGATATTCCCACTTTACACCTTTTTCTCCTACTTTGTCAACTATTGAATTTTCAATAGATTCAACATTATCCTCGGCCAGAACTTCAAATTCTGCGTGATAGCTATAAGCGTTGATTTTTACTAGGAATTTCTTCATTCTCTCACCTTATTTTGTAATTGTGGCGGAACAATGTCCCGCCACAAAAATTATTATTTATTACGTTGCGTTTGATGCAAAGGCACCTCTAGGATCAGAGAATCCGAAAACGTATCTCTCTCTAGCTTTGTACCTTACGTTGCCTGTATCAAAGTCACCTTCCATCTTAGTAGTGATAGGTGCTCTTTCGAAATGCTTCAGACCATTAGGAACATCTGTTTTAATGAACCATTTTTTAGTTGCTGATAAGTAGTGGTTAACTGCGTATCCTTGCGGAACCATTCCCATACTTTTTACAGCATTAATGTCATTGTCAGCTGTACCTGTTCTACCTTCAGATTTCATCAATCTTTCAGCAGTAAATTGAAGCGCAGAAGGAATTATCATTTTAGTTCCTTGAGCCGCAATTTTTAGGCCTCTTTCATCAGTAAACGCTGCGATGTCTATTAGCGCTTGTTCTAATGAAGTTTCGTTAAGCTCAGCCGCTGTTGATAACTCGTTTGAAAACGTACCAGCTAATGTAGGGTGGTCAGTAGCAAAAAGCTCCTTACCATCTCCACCAGCATATGTAGAATCAAATCCGTTATTTAAAACTGCTGCGCCTTTGATATTCTTAGTGCTCG